AACGAGTTGCTGCATCTCTACAGGCCACGCGGAAGGGTCAGTTCCATATTCAAGATCACATTCTGCCTTCAGCGCCAGAAAGTTGCGCTGCTTAAACTCTGGCATAATTTCAAGGCACCGACGGTTTGCCTCGGACTTGATACGACGCAGCGTTTGCTCTCGCCTGTCCGCAAGTTCTTCGGTTGTTAGTGGCCGCGATGTCCACCCCCATTGCCAGCCTTGCGGCGTTTCAGTAGCAATCGTTTCCCGTTCCCAGACTTCCCCGTTAACTTCCGCAGGACGGTCCAAAACATCAAGGTCACGAATGCCCAGCTTCGGCCAGTCCGTAGGCGGGATTGGCGTGTCAGGGAAGTGCGAACGAATATCCTTTCTGCTGCGAAGGATTGTTCCGTTGGTTAGGCATTTTGGAAAGTCTGTCATGGTTCACCTCATTGCCACGCTGCGCCGCACATACCCAAGCGCCTGACGCTTGTGTCACTTGTCTGAGTGCCTGTTATTGTTCCAGATGCAGTAACCCCACTGCCCGCCATATGCCCACTGCTGGCAACATCAACGTCCTTGTTAATCAGGGTAAAACTACCTGTATCGTCATCACCATCCGCAGCACCGGCTCTATACGCAGCAATCGCCACACCATCACCAGTGTAAGACAGAGTAACTGATTGTTCTGGTGACGTGTCGCTGCTTGTGTTGTTGTACGTGCTGTCAGTATCTACAGGTGTTGCAGACGTTGCGTTGTAAATCGAAAAGCACGATACGACCATATTGTCATTACGTGAATCAGATTTTGTTACGGTTATCGTTGCGGATGTACCCGTCGCAATTTCAGCGTACCAAATCGACGCATCGCCATAATTCAATGACGCCGATACCTGCACTGCTTTTGTTGCCGTCGTACCGCCAATATCTACTGATGATGCGTCAGACGCATACCCACCGCCACCTATCGTGACCGACACAACTACAATTCTGTCAGATGCAGCATCGCCTAGAGATAGGGCTTCACCATAACTCTGCCAGAGTGTACCCGGCTGCGGGTAGTAAAAATAATCGTTGAACGTGACGCTCAGGGATGCACCTGCTGCAACGTCCCCCTGAGCAATCACGCCTGCTATGACCCTGCGCATATCCATCAGACAACCGCCCCATGTGCGCCGAACAATTCCCAAGCATCAGTGGCGGATTTGCGAAGCCCTACCCACTTATGCTGCCCAGATATATCAGCCGATCCTGCCGACGTACCGTTCAGCGTTACGCCCGTAGCTGCTGAAATAGTCGTTGTTCCTGCGCCGCCCATCTTAACAAGGATCACAGTATCCACAGCAAAGGCTACCGACGAATTCGTTGGAATTGTCAGGGTGTTTGCAGACGCATTGGTCATAGATACAAGTAAGCCACGATCACCAATCACTAATGTGTACGTCGTGCCTGTCTGCGGGTTCTCATCAAGCAATTCAATGCCGTCGAGCTTGGTTTTATCGCCATCAACAAACGCACCTTCCGTTGGAGGTTGTTGGATGTCAGATGCAGCAGTCGTGATGTAGACCACGGCAGAGCCACTCAGGTAAATCGCAGAGTTCGAGTTCGAGCTTTCAGAGACGGTCCGAGAGAGTGTGGTTCCAGAGGCTGTGTAAGTCCCCGTGCCTATCTCCCAAGCGGTGCCGTCTTCAATAACGTAGCGGACAGTATTCCCGTCCGAGACACCTGCGTCAGCAAAAGATCGGTAGCCGCTCTCGGCGCTGCCAAGCGTGATCGTCCCCGTGCCTTGGGTCGAGGTTGACATTTTCGCTCTGTTTACAAGCGTAACCATATCAGATCACCTTATGCTGGGTCAGGAATGCCAATCGTCACGGATGTCAGCGTGAAAGTATTTCCGCTCGTGACTGCTTGCGATGCCGACAGAGATCCGGTCGCCAGCAGGCGACTATTCAAAGTATCAACGATTGCGTAGTACGCCGCAGTTCCGGTGGCGGTGACAGACCCGTCAGAGATCGCCGCCACAGTCACCTCGCGCCCACCACCTGAGCGGTCAGCCGGAGCGCCGATTGACAGAGATGTCGAATTGCCGAGCGTGTATGTTGATGTCGCCTCGGCGTAGGTTGCAGGCTCGGTCGAGCAGATGTCAATCCGGTTTGCTTCGGTATCAAGAACGGTCAGGCCGTTGTCAAATACACGGTCGTTTAGTGTAGCCATTAGAAACTCCTCAGTTTCATGCGAATGCCGGTGCCGCTGTACCGAGCTTTCTCGCTTTCGAGATTAGCGGCTGAAACAGCCTGTTGGGCAAGACCACCCCACACGGATACGCGCGGGTCGTCTTGAAGGTACGGCGCGGCGTGCAGGAGTGCCGAATATAGATACACATCAGGATGTGACGATAACAGCCAATTGGTGGCGTTCTCATCATCCAGCGCCTCAATCTTGGCATAGTAGGTGATCTCGACGGTCTGCGTGTCGCTCGGCGTCGGATAAAACTCAAGCTGACCCCCGGTGATGCAGTACGCCGATACGTTGCCAGAGATGTCGTTGCGCCAAGCACGACGCTCGGCAAGATCGGCCTGCGACAGCATATCAAGCGGCGTGGTGCCTGAGCCTGTCGTTTTAACCCTGATTAGCTCCAGCCAGTCGCTCGGCAGGTCGAGGTACTGACCAGATGTCGATGCCGTGCTGCGCTTCTCCATTCGCCAGTGACGAACCTTGCGGTTCAGATCAGCCTCGGCCAGAGAAATGAATGTCGGGATGACGGACGTGAGGTCTGATCGATTGAGCCATTCGGCAATCGATGATTTGAGTTCGTCGTAGGTGGTTATCGCCATGCGTCCAGCCCCTGTGAAGTTTGCTTAATAGTAGCATCTGCAATATGATCTCGCTACATCAAGCAAACGGAGGTCCATATGGACAACGAGATTGAAGAACTACTGAAAATCCTAAAACAGCCGCGCCGCGTTCATAACCCATATGCTCTGCACGCAGCTTGCGAAAAAGCCGCGCGTATCATCGAGGATATGACCGCCAAGAAGAAGCCTGCCAAGCGGTCAAAGAAGTCAGCGGACGCCGAGTAAGCCTTGAGCTGCCGGTGCGCCGACGATTGCTCCAGCGCTCCCGTATCGCTTTCCGGCCTCGTAGATATTGCGCCCCCGTGCAATCTGCGGGGCCGCCTGACGTAACGCCTCAATTTGTCGGGTCAGATCAGACAGATCGCCCTGACGAGTGAGTGGAAGAGCAATTTCGCCCATCAAATCTTGGAATGCCTGCTGCCTGCTGGGGGCTGTCGATATTTGTCGGCGCAGCATCTCTGTGAGAGCTGTTGGCACCCCGCGCTCGCCAGACATCTGCGCAAAGGTCGGCTCGATGCGGTCCATGACCACGTCCTTTGCCATGTCGCGGATAGCCGTCTTTGAGTTCTGGGCGACGCTAGCCCGCATCGCCATAACAGAATAAACCTCATCCATCTGACGCATAAAGTCTTCAGTTTGGTCGCCGAGGATTGTGGCCATCTTCTCCTTACCTGCCTTGCTCATCATGACCTGCAATGGGCGGATGGCTTCACGAGCGTCCTGAGCCGGATCTGTCAGCGCGGCCTTGGTGTTCGCCATGACTTCGTCGATGTATGAGCGGAGACCCTGACGCAAGGCGCTCAACTCAACGTCGCCCATACCGTCAACTGCCCGCTTGACGTCGTAACGTGTTGTTTTGGGTTTCAACAACTCGGACCCAAGCTCTATGGCGCTCCGCAGGCTGATCGTGTCAGCAGCCGCAGAACGCGCGGCACCGTACTCAGGCACAATGTCGTCAAGTGCCGACCTGATGTCAGACGCAAGCCCGCGAGACGCTAAAGCCTCCGCAGGGTCGTCGCCCAGTGAAACGCTGTTAAGCGCTCGCGTGATATAGTCGATCTGTCGAACGTCCGGCAGTGTCTCAAAGATCGGATCGCCAGACTTTGAGAACGAAACCTTAATCTGCTGCGAAGGCTGCCGCTCAAGGCGCATCAGCCGCTCTGCACGCCTGATGACGGACTTATCAACAGCCGAAAGAAGCTCCTCGACCTTGCGGCCCGCCGCGCTGGAGTAGTCGATAGCAGCGTCGTATGCCGCGTCGTATAGCTCTTTGCGGATCGGCGACGTGCCGGACATTAGATCATCAATTTGCTGCGCAGCCGCCACGGGATCGCCTAGTGTGTCATTGAGCAGCCTATTAAATTGGGTGGCTGCCTCTCCAGCGACTTCGTTTATATTTTGACGCGCTACAGCTGCGCCGGTACTGGTCGAACTTGCGGCCAAATCAAGAAGGTTCTGCGTTGCTGGCCCAGACATACCGATAGACGCATAACGCCCAGCGCGTGATAGGTTCTGCTGCGACACCGGCAAATCCATCTGTGCGGCGGCGCTTAGAATATCCAATGCCCCCTCCTTGACGCCAATCTCTTCAGCAATCTCTTGCGCAGGCTTTGCCACCCGTCGCCCGATGAGACCGCCGACTGCGCCGCCCACAAGCGGGACCGCTCCGCCGATAGCGCCGCCGATACCCGCTGGCGTTAGGCCGCCAGACACGCGCTCATTGAAGTCCCCTCGATTTACGTCGCCAGCACCGTAGATCATGCCCTCGGTTGCGCCACCCAAGGCTCCAGCCAATGCCCTAACACCAAGACCACCGGCTACGGCAGGCGCTGCAAGCGCAGCCGGAATGGACGTTGCAAGGCCAGTTGCAATGCGACTGGCGGCGACAGTCTTGGGGGCCAGAATTTCTCTAGCCTCCTGAGCCGCCCGCATGGCAGAGGCAGCGTCTGGGCTAATCTTGCCTACAGCCTCGTCCAGCCAAGACCCAACGCCGATCACGCCCTTCAGGGCTGACGCGCCACGAGCCGCCAGCTCGCCTGTCTGGTCAATGATGTCGCGTGCGTAGTTGCGTCGTGATACGTCTCCGGCTCTCCCGCCAGATGCCTTGATCTCCGCAATGATTGCGGGGTCGCTGGTGGCGTATCCGTCTGCCATGTAGCTCTCAAGCCCAGACGCGCTCCGCACGATGCGCCCACCGTCATCAAACTCTTGAACAAGTTCATACCCAGCGGGGGCTGACGTCGGTGCCAGACCAATCGTCGAAGCGAAGTCATCAAACGACATATCGCTGTAGAATTTACTGTGAAACGCCTGAGCAAACTCCTGATCGCTCATGTCGTCATATTGCGGATAGCGGTCGCGCAGGTCTTTTATGTTGGCCATTTTTAATTCCTAATACCAAGCGGATCAGACTGATCCTGCTGCCCGTATAGCGTATCTTTCGGGATGTCTTCGCCGCGCAGCCGTGCAAGACCCTGCTCAATATAGAAGCGATATTCTTTAAGCGCCTGCTTAAATGCCTCCTCGCCTTGAGCCGTATTCAAGCGGGCGAGGGCAGCCTGCGCCTGCGCACCCTCAAGCTCTGTGATTTGACCGCCTCCCTTGAGGCTCTCAAATGCCTCTAGGAATACGCCGCCCTGTAGCTGCTCAACGCGAGCTTTCAGGTCTGCATACGCGGGCTGAAGGCTTTCGCCAAGCTCGCCGCCCAATCCTCGGAGCATGCCTTCGGCTCCAAGAATTTGATTGAGGTTGGGGTCGTTCAAGATAGCGTCGATCAGATAAATGGTGTTCTGCTTATTAGAAATATCGGCCTCGACCTGCTGGGTGCGCTCCTTTTCGGCAGTAGCCAGAGCCACCACAGACGGGTCTATCAGTCCGCGTGCCGCAAGCATAATCAGCGTCTCCGGCGGCAAATTGCTAATACCGCCTTGGAATATAGCGCCCATCATCGCCTGCTGCTGCTGGGCTGCCTTGGCCTTGCGGGCCATGTCGGCGCGGGCTGTGATGTCAGCCAGCATGGTCGCGTAGCTGTTGCCCTCTTTGCCCTGAAGGGCCATGCCTGCGTCCTTGATGGCCGAAAAGGCCAGCATCCGACGCTGGGTTTTTGAGAGGTTCGAATAGGGGTCTTCGAGGTACGAGAAATCGTCCACGGGAGGAGACGTTTGAAAATCAAGCACCCCGAAGCCCCCGGCAGGCTGGGAGTTAACCTGCTGGGGAAGTGGGGCGGCTAGTGCGGCCCCGTTTTGGTAGTTCGGATCAGGCGTCATGCCGGTCACGTCGGTGCCGGTTGTGTCGCCCATTGCGAAACTGTCAGTCAGCGCTGGGTCCAGCACGCCGAGTATGCGCATTTCCTCTGGCGTTGCCTCGACGCCAGCAGGGACGCCGGTGATGCCAGCCTTCTGGAGAGCGTCAAGGTCTGTCTCTGTGAGAATATATGCCATCTTCATGCTCTCCTTACGCTATCGGGAAGCCCATTCCGGCGGAACTGCCTGCCGCTGCGACGCGGCCCAAATTGTCTAGTATTGACGGGGTTTGCGTAGTTGTGCCAAGACCTGCTGGGAAGGCACCGGCTGCGCCGGTTAGGACGCCAAATTGTTGCAGCGGATATTGCTGCTCCATGAGATATGCGTTGTACATGGCGTCAAGCTCCTGCTGCTTAAGAAGCCGCTCGGCTTCGCCTGCCGACAATTTCGCTCCAGCGATGTCTTTCTGAGCGCCAAGGTTAGTCATACCGAGACCGGCAAGCTGACCAGCAGCGCCGAGCCGTGCTGCATCCTCGGCCTGCATTCGCGCGACAGCGCCCTGATAGCCCTGCGCCTGTAGGTTTCCGATTGTGTTTGCAAGCTGCGCCTCGTATTCGCCCTGACGCTCGCCCATGTAGACGTCGCCGCGAGACCCGAATGCGCCAGCGCGGGCAATGTTGGCCTCCTCGCCGGTAATCGCCTTCTGTCGCTGACGGTTCATCAGTGCAATTGTCGGGTCAATTACGTTCTGCGTGTACTGGCCGGTATAATCTGCCAGCGCCGCGGCTGTCTGATTTGGCGTGCGGCCCATGAAGTCCAAAACGTACTCAGACGCGGCTGACAACTCGCTGGGCAACGTCAGGCCGCCGTATCCTTGCAGCGCCTGAGATTGCAGGCCCGTCATGCCAGCGACACGGTCCCCGGTGTACGGCTGATATTCGGTTCCGTAAATATCTTTCGCGGCTCCGGTCACGACGCCCATGAACTCTCGCTGTTCTGGTGCCATCGTTGTCGTGGTGGTGCTTTTGCCCATCTATATCTCCATTTCGAAGTGCCGATGCGTCTCTCTAAAACCGTTTTTCGCAGCCATTCTGGCAAACCCGATCCTGCCGTCGGCCTCAATTGCATGCAGTTTACGCTCTTTTGCTGCGTGGCGCAAAACCTGCAAGGCGTATGGCATCCAGACGTTGAGGTCTTTGCCGCCCATGTGCTGGATGTACAGCGTTTTCCTGCGTGGGTACGAAATAACGCGAGCCACGAATGCCGCGACAGCGTCTCCGTTGACCCAGACCAAAAACAGCATTGCGGTGCCGTCAAGCAGGTCTTTGGTCAGGTCGTCAAATGTGGCGCTTCGCTCGTCCCGCGCAACCGACTTGGACAGCATCGGTGCCGCCAAATCAATAGCTGACTGGATGCCCTCTGAAACCGGCTCGATCTCTATAACCGGCGTCATCCATGCATCCTCGTGATGGCGATTGTTGAGGCAGGCGCTGCTGGGCAGAATGCCGTAGCTGCCGTAGCGTCAAGAAAGCCATTGGTGTCGCTGACCGCCCACATTGCCTCTAGGTAGTCTCCCGCCGCGAATGTAAATATGGCCGTCCGGCTGACCACGAGGCGTGCGCCATTATTCTTTAACGTGTTAACCATTGTCGATCCGACGGCATCAGTTCCGTTGACCCTCGGCCAGAAATAAAAGTCCACGCTTGATGACGATCCCGCGCTGATCTGCGCCGAAAAACTAATCATATATTCGCCAGTTTCAGAGAACACGATGCGCGACGGGTTTGTGGCGTCATTTGAGATGCTGTCGCTGCTGCTCGATGTGTAGGTTAGGGCGTATGCGGTATTGATCGCCGCTGCCGTCTGGTCGCTGCTGACAGCGCCATTGTAGTGGCCATCTTCCAAAACGATTTGCCGCCACTCGCCGTTTTTGCTGATCACGGGATACTCGTTGACGTCATCCCACAGAAGGGTGCCGTTTTGAGACGGGTTGTCCAAGTCTGTTTTGTGGCCGAGGTTGGGGATGGCATTAGACAGAAATGACGTTAGCTGCCTGCTCCACGTTTTCCAGTCGTCGCTGAGAGGCAGGGGTACTCTGATCATCTGCGACCACCCTGCCGGACGTCGGCCCTAAAGTTTCCGATGCGCCAGTTTCCCGCTGACTGGGCCTCAAGCCTCATGCGCACCTGACGCCCCTGTAGCCTCACATCGGTCGGCTGTGCCGCCGTATATGGGCCGTGAGACGTATCTGCGTCAGTCGGGTAGTATCGGGTCTTGAACGTCGCCTGCACGTCTCCGATGTTGATTTCGTCGGGAATGATCTGCATGACGTTTGCAACATGATCGCCGGAGCCGATCTTGAATGGGCCGCTCTCAACGAACAGCGAGGCGCTGTCATAGTTATAACCGATTTCGTGGTCATAGACGGTCCCCGCCGATGACGCCCAGATCGGCTTGCGGAATACGCCGCGATCAAATCCAGCCGTCCGGTCCAGCGAGCCGATCAGCCAATGACCCTCTTGGTAGTCATAGGCGACGTAGCTGTCGATCTCGGTGCTGCTTGTTGAGCAGTAAAACCACCAGACCTCATTGTTCTGACCGTTTGCCACAGCCCACGTCTTGCTGACCTGCGCCGAGTTTATATTGTCGAAAACGTGGTCATAGACGTCACACGGCAGCGCTTTAACACTGGCCCCATCGAATACATAGAAGGCCTTCTGCCCCATCCAGAAAACGCCGCCTGACGTGCTGGCCACGGCCTTTCTGGCGATCAGACCTGACGCCTCGCCAACGCGCTCAAACTGATAGACAAACGGCGGACCCGTATAGACCGCGCGATGCGTGTCTGTATCGGTCAAAATAAGAACCTGACCCTGCGCACGAATGCCCGCCATAATGCGGCCCGACGTTTGCAGCGTGTGGTCGCCAGCTTGGTTTGTGCTGGCTGCTGCCCAAGTCGTGTTGTCCTCGAAGTCGCACCATGCGATCTTGCGCGGATCGCCGCCAGCGCCAAGCGCGAATATGAACCGCTCCTCGGTTACGACGAGACCCAGATTGTCGGTCGGGGCGTTCGAGATAGCAGCCGCTGGCGTGCTTGTGCCAAGCTGCCACTCATAGAGCTTTCCGTCATCGATTGAACAGGCGACCAGATACTGTCCGAAAGTATCGAGAGACCAAGTTGTCACTTCTGAGTAGTTTCCAGTGTCAGGTCGCGGCTGACCATAGAAGCCGGTGCCGTACAGTCCGCCGCCGTAGCCGGTGTCAACCGAAGCGTCCTCGCTGCCAGCCGTCAGCCCGGCAGGCGTGATGTCGTAAGTCGTCCCGCCAGATGTTGAGGCGTAAAGTTTATTGTACGTCCCAGCCGCGATCCATCTACTTGCCGTGTTGTCTTCCCAAGCCAGCATTGCACGCGGTGCCGCCGCGTATGCTGAAGCCATGCGCTCCTCCCAGCCGCCAACCGGACCTAGCGCCCCCTCATGCCAGCGCACGAGGTTGCCGTCGCGCCAGCGACCCTCTGACTGCATGTCAGTGCCATGCTTTCTGAAGCCAGCGGGGATTTTTAGCTCAATCAGGGGCATTATGACACCTCAAGGTAGCCGGAGATCAGCACGTTAATGCCATCGTCGTTTGTGTCCACGGTGACGTCAACGGCGGTTGAGGGCAACTGCGTAACGTAATAAAGATCATCCCCATAAGTCGGGTTTGTGATGACGCCCGAACCAGTCACAGGGTTGTTGCCACCGCCGCTGAACGTATCCAAGTTTCGGTTCGACCATCCGAGCGTTAGTGTCGTTTTATCGGATGCGGTCGGAGTTTCGGTGTGGGGGCCAATATCCCAATATGCAGCGCTGCCCGTGCCATTACCGAGCGTTACTGACGCCGCCGCTGTATTTGGCCGGAAAACAGCTAGTGCGTATCTCGGTGAATATCCCGTCCACCCAGTCGAGGTAGTCCCGCCCTCAGTACCGTCTGCAGATTTGAAGGCAATACCCCCACCACCATCGTTGTAGATGCCGTTCGTGTTTCCGGCATATGCAACCCATGTAAAGTCAGACGCCTTAGATTGACTAGCGCTAGAGTTTGCGATTGCAATGACAATTATGTCACCAGCCTCAACCGATGACGGGATTGGGATTGAGTTCGTTTCGCCCGTAGCCGAAGCGACAAGGCTTAGGGTTGTTTGGCTTACTCTAGGGGCAAATGTCGGAAACGGGAAAGTCATTATTGCAGCGCCTGCACGATCAGGCTGGTGAAGCCGTTGATCTTGGTGATGAACAGGAAGAAGTCATCTCCGTCTGTTGTGGTCAGGCTGTCGCCGGACTGCTTACTGAAGCCCGAAACGGTGATGGTTCCAGCGCTAGCGTTGTTCGTCATCTGGATAACCAACGTGTAATCCCCAGTCGCCGTCGGCGCTGCCAAGGTGAACGCGCCACCATTGACGATGCGCTTCAGGTTTCCGCCAAGCGGTGTGGGCGTGTATGTGCCACTGGATTGCGTGCCGTCATTATCTGCCGTGGCAGTGTAGCCAGCGGTAAGATTGTCGCTGGTGTCGGCTTTTAGGATTTTGACATCCGCGTCTTGCTTTCCGGTGTCGAGCGCATCGAGCTGCGTCTGGATGTTGCTGGTTACGCCGTCAACATAGTTAATCTCGGTCACTGTGGCGGTGACGCCATCCAACACGTTTAGCTCGGCTGTGGTGACAGTCGCGCCGCTTAAGATATTAATCTCCGCCGCAGTCGCCGTCACAGGAACGCCGCCGATGTCAAAAGACGTGAGGTCAGGCGTCATCGGATCAGTGCCATTCAGCACATCAACGATGTCATCGAGCGCCGTGTTGATTAGCGTCCCCCAAGTGTTCTCAGCGCCGCCTACGGTTGGCTTTGTGATGGTGACTGTCATTGGCTTGGCCCCTTAAACTGTACCGCTTCGCGTGCGGAAAACCCGATTGTCCGGGTCATTCATCCATTTTTTCATCGCCTTGGGATCGTCAGCGATGCCCTTGCGCTTGAGGTCATAATACACAGACAGAGGTATTGACGCCACTCGCTGCATGTCGCCCCAGCGACCATCGTTGTCGTTATATTGGCGCTTGTTCTGCTTGGCGATTGCCGAAGCGTCCTGCTTGGTTTCAACGACGTACTCGCCCTTGTCTGTGACGTGCCAGTATTTTGAAATTCCGGTCAACTCGTCGTGGTCAAATAAACGTGCCATTTCTCGCTCCCATAGAAGAAGGGGGCGACCGAAGCCACCCCCTGTTTTCTTTGCGCATCGCTTACGATACGTTCAGGTCCGCGACCAAGGCGTGGGCCGCCTCGTTGTGAACCTTCAGGCCACCTTCCCACAGGATCATGTACTTGGTGGCGTCGCCGGTTTTGGCCAGCTCAGTGGTCTCGAAATTCCGAAGGCCAGCAACCGCTGCGTATTCAGGATCGAGGAACCAAGCATCACGCTCACGCTGGAAGCGGTTGGTCACCACCGAAAGAGCGCCGAAGTCGCTCATATATACGTCGGCGGTGCCGACGATGGTGGTCGGGCTGTCCGAAGGTGCCATGTAGCGCTGCGCCGCAATACCAGCGAAGCCGGACACAACAGTTTTGTTGTGCGGGCCGACCATCAGGATCGAAGGCTCGCCGCCATTGGTGTACGCAAGCTGCATCGCCGACTTCAGCATTGTCTCGGTGAAGTCGCGCTGGGTGCCGTCAGTACGAGCGTCGGTGCCGTCGCCGGTTGGCGAAACGCCGCTGGTGCCAACAACGTCGTTCGATGCGATCCACGCGCCCAGACCAGCGGTCTCAGGGGCAGTGGACGAGTTGCCTGCAACCGCCGCATTGTTCAGCAGAAGAGTTGCCTCGACGTCACGCTTCAGCTCTTTTCCGCGCTTGGCAAGTTGGTACGCGATTTCATCGTTGCGGCCCGCTGCGTCGTGCGCAGACAGGTTGTCAGCGATGACAGCAGTACGACGCAGGATTTGCGTGTAGTTGCCGACGCGCGAAGTTGCCGCGGTGCTGTCAAACGACGAAACGTCGTCGCCAGAGATACGCGCAGTGGTGTCAACCGCCGCCAAGCTGTCGGTCTGCCACTCGAAGTACGAGTTTCGAACGCTCTCAGAGCCGACATTCGACTGGAACGGCGTGGCTTCCGGCGAGATGTTGGTGATGGTGTTTGAGAGTTCTTCGCGCAGGCCAACTGCGTCGAATTTGGTGAATGTGTTTGCTACGATAGCCATGATTTTGCCCTCCTAGAGCAAAGATTTGATGTAGTTGGCAGCGTCATTGACGTTGCCGGTTTGACGAAAACGCTGTCGCGCTTGTTCTGCGCCTGACTTCGGCTTCGGCTGAGATCCCCGCGACCCTGACTTGAGGGTCTTTGTTGTGCGCTTGGCAGGCTTTTTCTTAGCCTGTGTCGCACGACTTTTGCCCTGATCGTAAAGCATGGCCTTTCGGGCCACCTTCACCAGTGTCGCGTTTTTCAGCCCATTAACGTCCTCCTCGGAAAATCCTTCGGATAGAAGGAATGTCCTTAGCTTCTGAGCCTCGCTTTCCGCGACACGACTGTCGCGCCATTCGGGGATCAGGTCAGGTAGGATTTGACGTTGCTGATCGACGTACTGAGCCTTGAGTTTCTCGGCTTTCTGTACTTCGATCTGGTGCAGCCGTTCCTGCTCCTGACGAACCGCCTGCAACTGAGCTTGACGCTCTTCCTGTTGCTTGCGGAACTGACGTTCAGCTTTTGCGGCCATTACGGGGTCTGCGTCATACAGAGTATCCCAGTCAGGCTCTTCAATTGCCAATGCCTGAATGCGCTGGACCAACAGTGGTAGTCCCTGCGCATACATTTGGCGCTCCTGCTCGACCTCAGCTAATTCTGCCTCCATACCTTTACGGATTTCGGCAAGCTCCTGGGTCTTGCGGGTGTAATCCCTCTGACGCAAATGTCCGTTCTTCAGCTCTTCAACCGTCAACTCTTCGCCGTCTACCTCGACCGTTGCGGCCAGTATGTCGAGAGTTTGGCTGTCGTCCTGATCAACGTCATCGCCGTCATCGTGATCGTCCTCATACTCATCCAAGGATTGCTCCTCTTCCTCGTACTCTTCGGACAGAATAGATGCATCATCCTCTAATGCATCCTGCGCTTCAGCCTCTGTTGCCTTGTCCTCAAGGGGGGCCATCATGGCGCTGATTGCTGCTGCTGCACTGTTCAGGTCAGTCCCTAGCGGGGTGCTGTTATCTGACATCACATTTCTCCAATATTATGCGGTCATTTTCCTAGTTTGGCAATTGCCGCATTATCTTTCATTGCACGGAGCTTCTGGCCAACGGCCTGTACGCCCCGCAGTTTCAAGTAGATGCCCTCGCGGGCTTCCCTATCGCTGGTCCCAGTCGTCTTGAACTCAGACCAGCAATCCTCTTCGATCTCATCCAGAAATCTAACCAGATCGGTGTCATCCAAGAGCCGCTTGGCGGCGGCTCCGTCGTCGATGATTTGCTGCTTAGTTTTCGTCATCTACACCCCCCCTGATGACTTCAGCCTGCGCCTTCATGACTTCCCGGTTGATCGCCAATTCGGCGCGGATTTTCTCGACGTCAAGCTGCGTGCCGTACTTGGCCATCATCTCTTCAGCCTTGACGAACAACTCTGCGTCCAGCTCGTCGCGCTTGCGATCATCTTCCATTTTCGCCTTCTCGCGCTGCATTTGCAGGTCTGCCGCCTTCATCTGCATTTCGGCTTGGATTTGCTGGATTTGAACCGCAATTAGCTGCTCATTGATGTCCGGCTCATCAGGCTGCTGCGGAGGCTGGAATTGTGCTGGATCAGACCAGAACTGAGACGTGTCTTTGAAGCCTGCAAGCTCGGTCATGGCCTTCAGCGTGTTCGACAGCTTCTGCATGTCGGTCAGCGGATTGATCGGCCCCATTGTGGATAGCGCCTCTTTCTGCATCTCGGCAATCTGGCGCAGCATCATCATGCGCTCGCTGTCGCTGCCACGCCCCAACGCCACGTTAACCGAGACATCCATGTTTGCGTTCCACACGCGCGGATCGATCGGCACGAACTCATTCGACAGGCGAACCATGCGCGGGCGATCCTGATGCGTGGTGATCAAGTGCAGAATGATCTTGTATAGCTGTTTCATGCCGGTCTCGGCAAAGATGCGGGCGATCAGCTCAATGTGCTGCTGGGCGGCGCTCACAGTGGCCTGAACTGCCGTTGCTGTGGATGACTGCAATGCGCCAGCATCAAGGCCCGCAGAAGCCTTTGAGATGCCTGTGCGGGCCTCTTTGATCTCGTCCATGTATTGCAGAACCGGGAACGCCTGCTGGCCGACGAACGGCATAGTCATAGGCTGCACCTGACCGGCTGCACGCTGCCTGATGACCGCGCCGGTCTCGGTGTTCATCACGTCCTGCATGTTCACCATACCCTCGACGACAGCAACGCGGGGGTGGATCGACATTGCCAAGCTGTCGAGCGTGTTTCGCATGATCGACGACTTGATCCGCTGAATATCTCCGACAGTGTCGGCAACCGACATTCCAAAGAAGTCGTGCGCCTCTGGGTCTGGGCAGAAAGTTGCAAAAGGAAAGAATGCGACCGAATTATTCGCAATTACTTCCTTAGCTGTTCCAATCGTGCAGACTTTCCGCAGCTCTGCGATGCCGTCTCCGTCATAGTCGACCTTGATGTAGCTCTCGACGTACATCACCTTGCGCATGGCATCATCGCTGCGCTCGCTCATCTCGCTTGACAGCGCCTTGTTGCGCGTGTTCCGCTCAATGTTTGTTTCCATCTCGTCGCTGGCGGCGGCGTGCTTGGACACGACTTCCTCGTCGTAGCCCATTGCCACAAGCTCTGAGACCGTCACCAGGCGTCGGTGCGCGACAAAGTCCGCGTCATCTAACGTCTTGGCCTCTCGGCTGATCAGGAACTCTTCAGGCGGAACCGCCTCGATCTTCACGCGGCCATCTGGGAATGTGTACGTCACACGAGCGGCGTGAACCATCGGAGCGGGTAGTATTTCGCCGGTCATCGGGTCGAATGAAGGCTCCTCAACTGGCTGGCTCGCCACGACCTCGATCTCGGCGTCGGGGTCCGACATCAGAGCCGCGAGGGCGTTGTCGTCAAGGCCGGTCAGCTCATGCGTCTCGAAGCGCGTCCGGTCGTCCCAGTAGCATTTCAGAATGCCGACCTTGCGGATCAGAGCGTCTTTGAACGCGCTGTACATCTCAAGAAAACCGTTATTATCACGGTTCATAATGAAATTCGCGTAGTCTGTGGCCTGTTTTGCCGCCTGAACGTCCTCCGGCCCCTGCGGCGCGTACTCAACGGTTCTCTCGGTGCTGTGAAAGACGCGCATCAGGCTTGGCAGGATCGCCTGAACTGTGTCACGCACGTCCATGCTGACGACCTGACTGCGACCCTCTTCCTCGTCGCCAAACGGCTCGCCCCGATAGTATTTCGTGGCCTCTGCGCGATTTGGACTGACCCAATTGTCAATAAAATCAACGGCGTCGTCGATCTCGCTGCCGACAATCGTTTGCAGCTCCTTGTCGTCCATGCGAGTGTCTTCAAAGACGTCTTCGATCTGGTCGGTCATGTCGTTTTCGTATTCCATCACTCTTCCTTACTCTTG